TCATCTGACGACGGACAACCAGCTATCCGTCAGGACGTTGTAGTCGCCGTTCTCGGCCTCGGCATTGCGGAGCTGCGCGTAGGCCCGCGTCTCGTCCTTGTCGTTGAACCCCGACAGCGTCTCGGAGCCGACCACGCGATCCTGGAAGATGCGCCCCGCCCGGACCATGATGTAGTGGCGGGCGGCCTGGGGGATTTCATCGAACCCGAGGAGGCGCGTAATCCGCACCGTAACAGGCTCGGAGAACTTGAACGTCTGGTTCTTTTTATCCCACAGCTTCAATCCCCGCTGCGAAACGTCCTGATGCGGGTCCATAGCGTCCACCTGGAGGGTGTTCGCGGGGACATACACGTCGCCCGGAAGCGGGAACGTCGGGGTCAGGACGACATTGTCGTCGGTATTCCAGTGCCAGGGGGTGGACTGGACCTGACGAAGAGTCTCGTTCAGGGTTTGCCGGGCGATGACCGCGTCGATCACTCCGGTGTCTTCGATGGTATTGACCGGAGACTCGCCGATGATGCTCAGCATCGTGTTGATGGCGTCCAGCTCGGTCGTCAGTCCAAGAGCCATTCAGGTCCCTTTTGAAGTGCAGTCACTGCACCAAGAAAAAAAGGGGAGACCCCATTTCTGGAGCCTCCCCTCGGAAGTGGCGCTGTCTCGATTACGCGGCGGATTTGGAAAGCTCGACGGCGCACTCGGGGCGCAGGATGCCGTGGCCCATCGCGTACTTGGCGACGATCAGGGTGCCCTGGCGGCGGATTTCGTACTCACCCTCCACCGCGAGGTCGAGGAGCTTGACGGTGCCGACCGCATTCGGGTGCATGACCAAGCCGATCGTGTTGGTGAAGTCGCCGGCGTACTTGCCGAGCGGGCGCGGGCCAACATTCGGAGTGATGCCGGCGGGGGCATTCGCCGCGCCTGCCGGGGCCGCGATGTTGGTCTGCGGGATGTGGTTCGACTTGACGATCTGGATGCCGGCGATGTCGAAGACCTTGCCGGTGCGGATGTCGCCGTTGCCGGCCGTGAAGTCGCGGTTGATGGCCTTGTCGTCCAGGACCAGCTTGTAGTACTGGGCCGGCTTGAAGACGGCGAACCGCTCCATCTCGGGCACGTCCTTCTCGTCCAGCGTCTGGGCGGCGAGATAGAGCGCGTTGATCAGGGCCGAGTTGGCGTTCGTCACGATGTCCGCGCCGGACAGGAGCGTCGAGCCGCCCGGAGCGCCGGCGACCGTCGCCGAGGCGCGGGCCGCCAGAACGGCGGTGCGGAGGACATTCTTGTCGGCCGTCTTCGCGAGCGAGTAGCCGGCTTCCTTGGTGTAGATTTCGCGCACGTCGTAGTGGTTCTTCGCCTCGTCGATCGAGGAGATGAAGACGGGCGAGACCAGAAGGTCGTCGATGGTGATGACGCGCTCGCCGTGCATGACCTGTTGGCCGGCCAGCTCGGTGCCGGGGACGTGGTAGTAGCTGTCCACCTGCCAGGTGGCCGGGAACTGCGAGGACTTGCCCTGGTCGATGGTGCGAACAAGGTGGCGCTCCATCATGACGTTCGCGGTGTGGAACGAGGTCATGACCTCGCCCGAGAACTTCTTGAGGAACAGAGCGTCGTCCGCGCCCGTGCCATTGATAAGGCCGAGGCGGGACGGGGTGGTATCAGCCATGTAGTCGTGTATCCTGTGAGGGTTTGGAGAAGAATGTGGCTCTCCTCGATCGACTCATCGCATTCACGGGGTTGTCCTCCTCGGAGGGCCAAGTCGTGCGTAAGGTCTTTCTAGGTGACACCTTGAGTGCCCCTCTAAATAGAGGCGACAACATCTCTCACAGGGAAGACAAGCAAGGGGGAGAGCCCGGTAAGACACTCCCCCCTGAGCCCGCCGACACGCGACGGGCGGGTTATTACTGGAGGCCGATGGCCGCCAGACCGGCGTGAACCCAGACGGGAACCTCGAAGCCGAGGTACTGGGCCGACGCGATGACACCAACGGCGACAGCCGCGATGTAGCGCTTCTTCCCTTTCAGGAAGTCGAGGGTCTTCTGCATGTGATCCTTCGTGGTGGTCAGAAGTCGGTGACCGCGAGGCGGGCCTCGATATCGGCCCGATAGGCCGGGTCCTTGCGGTACTTCGGATTGCTCATGGCCTCGACCATTTCGTGCCGCGAACGGAACGCCAGGATCGAATTGCCGGGGTCGCCGTTGACCAGGCGGGGCTCCTGGCCGTTGGCCGCGACATAGCGGGCCTGGAGGCCGCCGATCGCCAGCTTCAGGACGGACACGGGGGCGACATCGACGATCTCGTTGAAGTCGGCCAGCTCGCCCGCCGAGAGGTTTGCCCTCGCCCATGTCTGGATTTTAGCGAACTCGGCCGGGCCGCCCACGGTCTCGTGGACCGCAGCGATTTCCTGCGCGGCCACGGCCTCCTGCCCACGGATGTAGTCATCCACGAACTGGCGGTTGAGACCGGCCTTATCCAGCTCGGCGTAGCTCTTCTCGGACAGCTTGCCATCCCTGTTGAACTCGGCGTTGTAGGCCGCCATGTCGAGGCCGTTGGCCTGAAGGGTCTCGGCGACCTTCTGCTCGGAGACCGGCGCAGGGGCCGGGGCATTCGCCGAGCCGAGCTTCGTCTCAAGCTCCCGATAGGACTTCGCGAAGTCTTCAGGAGTCGAGAACTTCTCGGGGAGCCAGGCGGGACGCTCGTTGGTCTGCTCCTGGGCGGGGGCCGGAGCGTCCGGGCCGGCGGGGGCAGACACCGGAGCCGGGGCGTTCTTGATGTTCGGATTGTCTTCCGGGGCGACCCCGTCAGAGAACGTGACAGAGGTGGTCATGGGCCTCAGTGGTTGATGCGTGTGATGCCGCCGAACGTCTCCATGATGGGCACGTTTGCGGGCACTTGCGGGGGCGCTTCAGGGACCGTGACGGGTGCAGTCACTGCACCTGTGGCCGGGGCCTGGGAGGGCGTCGCGGGGGTATCTGCGGGGGCGGCTTTACGCCGGGGCATTGGGAGCCTCCTGCGAGAGACCGGCCTTCATGACTTCGGGACCCAGGGACTGCATGAGAGCGTCCTGACGTGCCTGAGCCTGTTCTGCCTGAAGGTCTTCGTCGCTCTTGATGATGTCGGACGTGTCGATGCTGAGAGCCACGCCCGCCCTCTTGATGAGGACGCCGGGCTTCCCGTACATGGTCAGCGCGTTCGGGCCGAGGAGCTTGCCGATCACGTCCGCGAACATGATGAGCCGGTTGAGGTCGTGGCCTCTTCCGAGCGCTTCCATGCCGGTGATGATCGAGGGCCGAACAAGGCCCGGAGGAAGGGACGGGAGCTTACCGTCTCTCTCCATCTGGAACATGAGCCGGTGGACCAGCGGGAGCTGGAACTCCTGGGCTAGGATGGAGTAGACGCCCCCCAGGGCATCCTCCAGCTCGCCGGCCATGATCCTGATCTCCTCTGCGGTAACCCGCTCGGCGTCGCGCTGAACGGAGGACGTGAGGAGGAACGCCTGGGCGAGGCGGACCTGGAGCATGTTGACGGTCTCCAGGGCAACCCTGAAGTCGTTGTACTTCTCCACCTGAAGGACATTCACGTCCTCCCGATTGCCGGACCTTACAGCCGCGTTCGGTGCGTCCGCGATCGTCTTCTCGCTGGTGACCCCGTTGGGGTTGACCAGAAAGAGGACCTTGGCGGCGGCGGCGCTGCCCTCGACGATGGCCTGAGTCAGGCCCTCAAGGGAGCGGAGGTCGCCGATATATTCCTCGACGTGGCCCCGTCCGTAGTCCTCTCCGTCGATCTTGGCCCAACGAAGGGCCACGAAGGGGGATTTATCAACCGGCCATGAGCCGGCCGATCCGGCGACTTTCTCGCCGCCGACCTCTTGGTGGACCTTGTACTGGTTCCCCTCGCGACGGACCCACGTGTAGATGTCCACGGTGTCCTGGACGCCCCGGGACTTCTCGCCGAGCTTCTTGCGAAGCGCCTCGTCGAGGGCCAGCGGGGAGACCTTCTCGTGGACCACAAGCTCGATCACGTTCCCCGAGGGGTCGCGCTTGACGCAGTAGCGGTCCAGCCGGAAGACCCGCATGCCCCCCTCGGGCTTGACATAGAGGAGGACGTTTCCGGCGACGAGGAGCTGCTTGATGGCCTCGAAAGCGGAAACGCGGATCGCGGTGGTCTCGATCTCGGTCTGGACAGCGCGCTCGATCTGGCCGAGGGCGCTTTCCATTTCCGTCTTCATGTCCTCGGAGCCTGTCAGCTCCTGGATGGCGAAGTCGGACATCATCAGGCGGAAGAACGCCTGATTGGGGGGCATCAGGGCGATGAGGAGCTTCGATGCGAGGTTGTTTACGCCCCGCGCTCCCATTCCCTGGAAGGGGGTCGGCAGGTCGCTCACGGCCCCATGCCCCGCCAGGGGGACGAGACTGGGGATGGTCAGCTTGGCGCAGTCCCTTGCCCTGTTGAGGAAGGGGTTTCGGAGTGCCTGGAGCTGTGTGTAGCGACCCGCCGCTGTGGTAGCGGGCTTTGCCAACGTCTACCCTCGGGGGACGTTCAGGCCGGTCCCCCCCGCCGTCTGGGGCGAGTTGAGGTCGATGCGCAGGGCGGCGCGGCCCTTCTTCCGGCTGTCGATATTGGCCTGCTCATTGTCGGCGGCCATGCCCTGGCCGGCTCCCGTCACGATGGCGGCGGGCGGCGGAGGCGGAGGCGGCGCGGGGCGCTCGACCAGCGCCTCGATCTTGGCGTCCTGTTCCTGAACGTAGACGGACTGCTGCTTCTGGAACTCAAGCTGCTCAGCCTGGAGGGCAACCGCCTTCTCCTGGATTTGACGCTGCTCGGCCTGGTGCCTCTCGGCGTCGGCCCTCGCGAGGTCGGCCGCCTGCTGGGCCTGGATCATCTGGAGTCGCGCGGCCTTGCCGCTAACTTTGCACAAAGACGGTGTCCCTTAAGATGTTGTGTTGCTGTTTCTCCAGCTCCTGTCTGAGGAGCCGAACCACCTCCCGCTGCCCGACGCGCCGCCAGATTTCTCGGTCTGACCAAGCGGGGTCCGGGCAGCGTTCGGGGAACCTCTTGTCGAGGGCTTCCACCAGCGTCGGGGACAGCGGAGGAATGGCAATTTGGGCCATAGGTGTCCTCTGGCTGTAGGTGGGGGTTATTGGGAGGGGGCCGTCAACTTGGCCCTCTCGAACTCGATCAGAAGGTCCAGACAGTGCCTGGCCTTCTCCAGGTCCTCGACGCCGTTCTTGGCGCGGAACCGGGAGACGTACTTGATGATGGTGTGCTGACAAGCGTCGAGGCCGTTGACCATTGAATAGGTCATCGGCTGGATCACCATGTCCGTGTAGTGGGTGCCGCCGACCTGGTCCTTGATTGCCGGAGCCGATGGAGCCTCGGTGAAGGGCTGTCTCTTGGGGACATCCGGGAGGGCGCTGGGGGGCTTTTTGGTGATCTTGCGGACGCGGGGCGCATCGACTGTATTCAGCCGGTGTTGGGAGCATTTCTCTGCGTCCTGGTCGGTTATGCAGTAGTCCGGGCCGAAATAGCGGCAGCGGCTACAGCTCTGGGGAGCCGGCTCCATTTATGATCTCTTCTATTGGGGTGTCCAAAGAATTGGACTCTTGTTCTTGAAGTCGTAGTCGGAGACACGAAGGATACGTGCCATGCGGGCCTGGGCGTCCGCTGGGGACCGGCATCGAAACTTGTCGCTGGCCCCGCAGTAATCGCAGGTGGGCTCAACACTCAAGGGGTGCACCCTTCAGCTTCTCTTCGATGTAGTCGAGCGCCTCCCCGATGTCGGTGCAGGCGAAGGAAATTCGCGGGGAGAACCCCATGTCCACCGGGAACGGGCGCTCGGTAATGAGGAATCCACCATCCGGCAGCTTCACGATTGTCAGGGCGTCCATAGGATCGGCCTCTTGTTCTGGTAGTCGTAATCCGAGGCGCGGAGGATTCGGGCGCAGCGGGCTTGGATGATCGCGTCATCCTCCGTCTGCTTGGCCTTCTCGTAGGCCGCGACGACGGCGGGCCACTTGGCCTCAATGAAGTCGTCGTACTCGCTTGCTTCTTCCGGGGTGCCGAGGATCGCTGCCGCCGCCACAGGGCCAACCTTCGGGCAGCCTTTATAGCCGTCCGTGGTGTCTCCCGTGAGGGTCTGGTACAGGAACCAATAATCGGCTTCCTGTTTGCTGATCTCGACAATCCCGGTTTCTTGCTCCTCCGCGCCCCAACGAATGTGGGGACCGGGGATAGTCTTCATGTCCTTGTCGATGGACACGATGACCTTCTCGCCCTTGATGAGCTTCGGGTGGGTGGCGAGGATGCCCATGCAGTCGTCGCCTTCCAGCCTCGGGCGGAAGTACGCGCCGCGCTCGTCGATGAGGTACTGCTTGAAGGGCTTCAGGATGAGCGGCTTCTTGATGCTCTTCCGGTTCCCCTTGTAGTCGGGGTGGACGTTGAGCCTGAAGTTCTCCTCGCTGTCCGTGACGCAGAGCTTGAAGGCGTCGGCCCCCAGGGTGTCCATCATCTCGGCAACCTTGGCGTCGAAGGTATCGAGGACTTCGTCCCACGATACGCTCCAGGTCCAGTATCCGGGCTCGAACTCGACCGCCTTCTCGCAGACTGCGGCGGCCTGATAGGCAACCACGTCGGCGTCGATGAGGAGAGTCCTCATTCGGCGGACGGAAGCTCGACGAAGGCTTCCACGATTGCGTCGTACGGAAGACCTCTCACCGTGGCGGCCCGCCGGGCCTTACCCAAGCTGTCGTAAACCGGGGTCACGAGTCTCGACAGACGGCTGGAGTAGCTTCCCTGCGCCTGTCCGATTGCTTTTCCGTCCCGAAGGACGGTCCAGCCGATCTGGATTTTCATTCTTTCCAATCTCGGGTGATCCACTCCACGCCCGTCGCGGTCGCCCGCCACAGGGTCCCGTAGGTGTCCCTTCCGGTTCGCGTCGTGATGAGCTGCTGGGCCGCTGCGATGGCGACCCAACTGGCCTCGCTCCGGGCGTAGTTGCTCTTGGTTGAAAAGGGATTGAGCCATGCTTGGCGCACGACCTCAGTGAGTCTCGGCCCAGTTGTTTCCGACGCCGTAGTTCCCGTTGAGGGGACATCCAAAGTCGAAGAACTCGCCAGCCCGGACAATTGCAGTGACTGCACGTTGGCCGATGTCCTCTGCCAGGTTTTCGTCGCACTCGATCTGCCACTCGTCGTGGACATTGGCGACGAACTCATATTGGACGCCGGGAATGTAGCCCGCGTCCTGGAGGTCCTGGTCGAGGATGACCAGGCCCTGCTTCATGAGGACAGCGCCGGCAGACTGGAGCAACGTGTTGAATGCGGAATGGGAAGAGCGGCAGCGGAGCTGCCGACCGTCAAGGCCCCTCAGAAACCCCTGCTTGGCGACCTTCTTCTGCACCTTGTCGATAATGGTCCCGAGGGCCGGGAGGTTCTTCATGAACCGAGCGCGGGAGCGCTTACCCCAGGCCAGCTCCTGGCCGACCGGAGCCGACAGGATCGTCCCGAGCTTGAAATCGCCGGCCCCGTAGATGAAGGCGTAGAACCAGACCTTCGCCGCGTCGCGAGAGCACCCGAGGGCCTTCGCATTGACGGAATGCATGTCCGTCCCGGCTTCCTTCTTTCCCTCCAGGACGACGCGGACGTACTCGCCATCATCGTACTTCGCCATGTATCCGGCGAGGCAGCGTAGCTCCAGGGCGTCGGCGTCGCAGCCGACCAGTTTCTTGCCCTTGGGGACGACGAAGCACTCGCGGCTCTCCCGGCCGTAGGGCATTGGCTTGCCGGTCTTCTTGTCCTTCAGTCCGGGGACCTGGGCCATGTTCGGCTTGGAATGCGTCATGCGTCCGGTGACAGCGCCGTTGGTTGTCATCCGCCCGTGAATGCGTCCGTCCGACTTGACGTGGCGGAGCCATGCCTCCTTGCCGGTGCTGAGCTGCCCCATGCGCTTTCCGACCATGAGGTATTCGGCGAGGAGCTTGGTCTCGGGGTAAGGAAGATCGCCGAGGACTTCGTCGTCACAGGTTGGCTTTCCATCCTTGCCGAACTCCTGCGGCTCCCATCCGTGCTGGGCTATGAGGCGCTGCGAGATGTGGTCTCGGGAGCCGGGGTTGAATGTGACCCGCCTCCGCTTGATAAAGGGGACGCCGGCTTGATAGCCGAGCTTCTTGTTCGGACGCTTCGGGATGAAGACGGTCTCCACCTCCCACGGCGGGAAGGCGTCCTGTAGCTCGGCCTCCAGCTCGACCTTCCGCTGCACCAAGTCGGCATAGTAGCGGGCCGCCCTCTCCTCATCGAAGAGGAACCCGTGCCGCTCCTGTCGGCAGGCAATCCAGGCGACCTGATGCTCCAGCTCGATGGATTGCTCGGACCACGGCTTGGCGTAGAGCCTTTCCCAGAGCGTGAAGGTGACCTCCACGTCCTGTTCGCAGTACTCCTGCATGGTCGGAGACCAGGCATCCCAGGGGCCTTTGTAGTCGCCCTTGTAGTTGCCCAGGCGGTAGCCGAAGGCTTCCAGCGAATAGGCCCCCCAGAGCTGGCCGGGGAGCTTTCCCTGCTTGACCAGGCGGGTGTCCTTGTCCCGGATCACGTCGGCCGGCCAGATGAGTCGAGCGAGGATGATCGTGTCTCGGACAACGCCTCCGGGGCTGAACCAGGGGTAGACCTTGGCGAGCGCGGGAACGTCGAAGTTGATGACGTTGTGGCCGGCTATCAGCGCGGCCCCGGCGAGGCGGCGGACGCCTTCCTCCAGCTTAGCGAGGCTCGTTGGTTGTCCGTCATTCCGGTAGGAGTGAACCTCGCCGGTGTCGATGTCCTTCAGGACGAGGCAGTGAACTTTCGTCAGCTCGTCGAGGAGGCCATCGGTCTCGATGTCAAAGATGTATCGGGCCAAACGACCTCCGGGTTTTTGGTGCAGTCACTGCACCTGAGACACAGTCACGGACTGCGGAGCTTCAGGTCGATCAGGTCAATCGCGATGCCGCCGACGTACTTGATTTCGGCGGGGGTGCAGGCGGCCAGGACCAGCGCGAGGATCGCGGCGGCCAGGATGGTGTTGTGTTTCATGAGGTGGTTCCGTTCGCGGGAGCGTTAGGTCAAAAGGGATCGTCGTCGGGGTTCCCGGAAGAGCCCCCCTCGGCCATGGCCTTGAGGAAGTCCGGGTTGACCTCGGCCAGCCTCCCCGTCTCCTTATCGTACAGGAGGTGGGAGGCGATGCCGGTCTCCCCGGAGAAGCGGTTCTTGAGGACTCGAACGGTAGTAAGGTTCTTGGTCTTCTCGTCTTGCTGGTCTCGCTCCAGCCCCAGAACCATATCCGAGAGCTGGGCAATCGAGTGTGAGCCCCGAAGCTGAGAGAGCGAGGTCTCGGCCCCCTGTTCGTGCCCCCGATCGCCGCCGGGGCGCTTGAGGTGCGAGACCATGATGAGGCAGATGCCGGTCTCCTGGACCAGCGTCCTCAGCTTGGTCATCGCCACGTCGATCGCCTTACGCTCGTCCCCGTCGTCGAGGCCCGAGACCACGATCGAGAGGTGGTCGAGGATGATGTAGCGGCAGCCGCATCCCTGCGCGAGGTATCGAATGCGGTTGAGGAGATTGTCCACCGCAGTGGACCCGAAGTGATCGTAGAGGAACACGCGGCCGGACCCGAGGACCGCCTCATAGGCCAGCCGGCGGCGGCCCCGCTCGTCTTCCTCCAGGGCGGACCATGGGGTCAGGTCGAGGTGGATCGGCCTGTTCAGCTCGATCGACATGAGACCCTTCGCCGTTCGCTTGACGCTCTCTTCCAGCATGAGCATTCCGACCGTCTCGCCCTGGCGAACCAGGTGGTGGGCCAGCTCGCGCACCACGGCGGACTTTCCGATGCCGGAGCCTGCGGTCACGGTGACCAGCTCGCCCCCCCGGATACCGTGGGTGATCTCGTTCAGGCCCTCCCAGGGGTAGTCGGAACTCTCTGCGGCAGCGTCGTCCTCGACCAAGGCGTCCCACATCTCGGAGCCGTTGAGGACCCCGTCAGGGCGGTGTACCTTGGCTCCCCAGATGGCGTCGATGACCTCCCTCCCCCGGCCTGCCTGAAGGGCCTCGTTGGCGTCCTTGAAGTCGGCCATGCGGGCAACCTTACAGCGGCCCGGAGGGAAGATAGGCGCACACGCCTCGACGGCTTTGCGGCCCTCCTCGTCGTTGTCGAAGAACAGGATGATCTCGTCGAACCCGAGAACCCACTCCAGGTGCTTGCGAAGAGCCTTCTCGGCCCCCTGAGCCCCGTTCGGGATGGACACGACGGGCCACTTGTTGTCCTGAAGCATCGACACGGTCAGGGCGTCTATCTCGCCCTCGACGATGACCAGCTTCTTGCCCTTGTCGCGCCACAGGTGCTGGCCGAACAGGCCGGCCTCCTTCAGCTTCCCGACGACGGTAAAGTCCTTGTTCGGGAAGCGGACCTTCTGGGCGACGACGGCGGTTCCTTCGGGGTCCCAGTAGTCCGCGATCTGGGCTTTCTGGCCGGAGAACTCGCCAACCCGGTATCCCCACTTCCGGCACGTCTCTTCGTTGATCTTGCGCTTGCCCAGGGCTTGGGCCTCGCCCGACACAAAGTCGGTCATGCGTTTGGATTTTCCTTTGGGTGAAGCGGGCTCGGTTCCGTCTGCGGGCGTGTAGGTCCCGCAGGCGAAACAGAACTGGTGCCCGTCCGTATAGAGCGAGTTGGCGTCGCTCGATCCACAGGACGGGCACGAGATGTGTTGGAGAAATTCGCTGTCCTGCTCGGACATCTGGCCTCAGTCAGCTTCCATCGGAAGGACTTGCGTCAGTTGGACCGCAGCGCGGAACTCGCCGACCACCTGAAGGATCAGATAGGGGTAGTCCGGGTGCTTGGTCTTGTGCCGCCTGAGCTGGACCTCTGCGTCTTCGTAGAGCGCGTAGCCCTCGGAGCCGCCGACCGTGTTGAGACGATCGCCGGCCTTCTCGACCACGAAGAAGTTGCCGAGGCGGGCGTTGTGGGCATGGACCTTCATAGGCGTAGTCACTCGTCTTGGAGGACGCCGGCAAAGATGGCCGCAAGTGCCGCCCCCATCCCGGTCCCGAAGGACATCACGCCAAACCATAAATTGACCGGAGACTCATCCGATGCGCCGAGAGCGCACAGGAAGCTGGCCGCCACCAGCGCAGCCGCCGTAGCGGCATTTTTCTTTGTGGCTGTGTCGAGTTTCATCAGAGTGCGAGCCTGCGCTTGGAGATTGAGCGGAACCCCTTGGTGGGGTGGAGGAAGGTGAAGTGCGTCTCCGTCTCGCGAACGAAGCGGTACCTTTCCGGGACGAGACTGTTCCACTTGCGGGTCTGAAGATCGACGAGAAGTTCCGCAAACGACTTCATGTCAGGCGACCCGCTCGACTTCGGAAACCCTCATCAGATAGTGGCCGTTCCCATAACCCGAATGAGCGCCCGGAACCCGGACGCCGAGGGGGTACGGAAGGTGGTAATTCGCGGCCTCGATCACGCCGACCAATCCCCGAATTGAGGGGTGGTTGGTCACCACTACCCGATCACCGGCCTTCAGACGCCTCGCACCGGAGACCTGCGCCGGTGCAGTGGCTGCACCCCCGACGCCCGGCTTCTTCCCGGCGGCGGTCCTGTCCGTCTCATGCCCCCGCACAGAATACCGGGTGTACCGGCGCTTGTGGATCGGGTGATCGCGGGTCTCGCGCTCGACGAGAAAGCCCTGCTCTTCGATGTCGCAGACGCGCCGGGCGAGCGTGGCCGAGGTGATGCCGTAGTCGGCCATGGCCTCGCGGGCGGAGATGGAGCCGGCGCTCTTCATGTGGTCGTAAATCTTGCGGGCCTGGGGCGAGAGCGCCAGAATGTAGGCCGTGGTCATTGTTATTCCTTTCCGAGGGGATGCTTTGAAGCTGGAACGAACGAGGCCCCCGAGCGGGGTGCTCAGGGGCCGGAGGGGGTCTCGACGCGGGCCGCTAGGCGGCGAACCCCAAGACCGCCCCGAGGGGAATGAAGAAGACGCCCGCGATGCGGACGACGAGCAGGGAGGTGATTCCGCCGTCGAGCATCCCCACGAGGGAGACGACGTTGAGAACCCATCCCCAGACCAAGGCGGCGATGACCGCCACGTAGGCGAGGACCAGAGCGAGAGCGGCTAGCGGCATCAGGCGATCCTCTCCAGCGTCGCGGCCGGGGCGATCAGAGGGGCGGCGCTGGCGGTCGAGAGGTGGTCGAACGCGTAGACCCGGAAGTCGTCCCCCCGGACCATCTCGGCCAGGCGCTTGGCTTCCGCCTCGGCTGCCGCCCGGTTCGGGTGGATGAACGGGCTCGCCTCCGCCCGGAGCCTTCCGGCCTTCACGTTCACGACGATGAAGGAGCCGGGCCTGGGAGCTTCCGCAGGGGAGTGCCGGAGGAAACGATCAGCGACATGCCAGTTGTCGTGATTCGGTCCATAACCGGAGGTCAGCCCATCCCACCGGATTTCCGCCCCCGTCCCGCCGATCGACGGGGTCAGGACGGTGCCGGTCAGGCCCGAGACGCGTCCCCGGTCATACCCGGAGTCCACGCAGACGACACGGTCGCCGACCTTGAAGTGGCCCGAATGTGCCTCCGGCGCGTCCCATTCCGACACCAAGTCAAGCCTGTGCAGGACTTCGCCCTCGAAGAAGGAGCCGTCATCCCCCCAGGCCGAAGGCCCCCCGCCCTCGAAGGTGCCATAGAACTTGTAGAAGGACGGGAAACCATTGCGATGAATCGGGCCGACTTTGCGGCCGTCTCGGGTCCTGTAGGTCTTCCCGCTTTCGAGGGTGAGGGTGGAGGAGACCAGCTCGTATTTACTCGGCGGCCTGTACCGATAATCTCCCTTGTCGTCGATGAACTCCACATCGTCGCTGTCGCATCCGATCACCGTGTAGACGGAACCGAACGAGACGTCGATCGTGTCGTCGGTAAAGGTTCGGACCTTGTCGCCCGCCTTGAATTTGATGTTCATGGTATTCTTTCCTTCTCTGTGAGTGCGTATGAAGAACGCTGGAAATGGAAAGACCCCCGGCCGCTAAGCCGAGGGTCTTGCCGGTGTAGGTGGGGGTTAATTCCCGGGGACAGTGCAGTCGCTGCACCTACGGGAGGTTGATGACCTGCCCGATCTTCAATGCATTCACGTTGATGCCGGGGTTCACGGCGGCGATCTTGCCGACCGTGCTCCCGTATTTCTTCGCGATGCTGTAGAGGGTTTCCCCTCGGGCCACCTTATGGGCCTTTGCGGGGACACCGTCCGGGGCCGGAGCCGGGGCCTTGGGGGCGGCCCCCTTGCTGGCCTCTGCCCACCACTTGCGGGTGTCGAAGCAGGGGCACGCCTTGGCCACGCCGGGGAAGTCCCGGTGGCCCAGAACCTCGGCGGCCGGGAACCGCGACTTCAGCTCCGCGACCAGCTTGAGCAGCCTGTCCCGCTGGGCTGCGGTGCGGGTGTCGAGCGCCTTGTTGATGTCGTTGGCGTCCACGCCCCCGACATAGGAGATGCCGATGGTCGTGGCATTGTGGCCTGCGACGTGAGCGCCGGGCTCCTCCAGCTTGCGGCCCTCGGACACCGACCCGTCAAGGTGGATGACGTAGTGGTAGCCGATCTTAGCGAAGCCGCGCTGGCGGTGCATGCGGTCGATCTCCTTTGCGGAGACCTCGCGGCCCATGGGGGTGGCCGTGCAGTGGATGACGATGTGGGTGATCTTACGCATCGGGGGCCTCTCGACGCGGCTCTCGGAGCCAGGCGTCGGGGATGCTCTTGTCCGCGTACTGGAAGGCGTACTTCTGGCACCACATGGCGTAGGTGGTGCTGGAGGTCTTGCTGATACGCTGGCGTGAATTGGAGAAGACGAAGCGGATGTCCTTGCCGGGGTGTTCGGCTTTGATGATCCGGTGCTTCTTGCGGTCGGCGCTGGTGAAGCGGCCCTTCGTCTCGATGATGACCCCGTTGGGGAGAACGAAGTCGGGCGTGTAGCGGCTCGGCTCGGCCGGCCACAGGTAGCGGATGACGCTGGCCTCGCTCTCGTACTCTACCGGGATGCCCTTGGCAGCCAGCTCCGCAGCGACCTTCTCTTCAAGACCGCTGCGGTAGCCGTTCTCCAGGCCGGGATCAGAACTCGTCGTCGTCTTCGGTCGAGCCGGACGCGCCGTCTTCATCGCCCTCTTCATTCGCCTTGGAGCCACTGTAATCCTCGGCCGAGTAGCCGTCCTCTTCCGAGAAGCCGTACTGGCTGGCCGAACGCTGGCCGCCCGAGACGAGGTCGATGATCTGAACCGCGTTGAGGTTCAGCTTCAGGCCGGCAGCGCCGGTTCCCGGAATGAAGTAGTCGGACGCCTCGAACGAGACGATGCCGACCGTCCCGCCCCAAATCTGCGGGGCGTTCGGGAGGAGCTTGCCCCTCTTGTCGCGCAGAGTGAGGGCCTGGCCCTTCGCGTCAAACAGGGCGGGGTAGCGCCGCCAGGTCTCGCCGGTCTTCGGGCCTTTCTTGTATTCACCCGAGTGCTTCATCGCGAACTTGAACTCGATCTCGCCGGTCTCCTCCTCGGTCTCCTGATCGAGGAGCGCGGTGAAGAGGTCGTTGATCTTGACGCCGCCGAGCTTCTTGCGGGTCTCGGCCTTGAGGGCTTTGAACGCCTCCTCGCCCTTGGCAACGGCCTCGTCGTGGAGAGGCTTCAGCTTGGCGATGAACGCCTGGACGCGGGGGTCGGAGACCTTCGCGATGCCCTTCAGCGAGAACTCGCCGTCCGGCTTCGGATATTGCTGGTTGCCATAGTCCGGTTCCGTCAGCTTCGGGTACTTGAAGACAAGCCTCGGGCTGGAGAACGACGGGAGCTTCGGCTTCTTGTTGTCTGCCATTTGTGGTCCGTCTTGTTGGGGGAGAGGGCCGGCTACGCGCCGACCTTCAGGGTAATTTTCATGCCGTCGTCGGCGAAGACCGCGCAAGCGATCTCGAAGACTGCCGGGTTGCTGAAGCGCAGCTCGACGGGCGCGCCGAACTTGACGGCAATGAGCGCGGCCAGGACGAAGGGGGCCGCCTCATCGGGGCCGGCCTGCTTCAGCTCCTTGATGATGTCGCCGTCGATGAGAATGTCGATGTCGGACAGCTCGGGGGCCTCATCGGGGGCCTGCATGGTGGTGTTCTCGGTCATCGGGGGTGCCTTTCTGGGGGAGCGGAAAAGGGGAGCGCGAGGGCTCCCCTGGGGCTTGATGCAGCGACTGCACTCACACGTCTTCGGCGTACTCGCGGATGGACACGCTCTCGACGCCGCCCAGACTCAGCACAACGCCGAGCCGGAGCTGCGTGAGAAGGCCGGCGGTGTCCTCGGGAGTGAGAACAACGTCGGCGACGGAGTCATCGCGCCCGACCACCGTGAGGGCGATGTTCCCGTCAGCGAGGGCGCTGACAGTGGCGTATGCGGACATGAGACTGTTCCTTTTGCGGTACCGTTCAGGGACTGTAGAACCGCTCCAGAGACGGCACGTCGTAGCCCTCATCGACCAGCGCCGCGAACAGCGTGAGGTCAATCCGCTTCCCGGCTCTCCAAAGGGAGATGGCGGTGCTCAGCGGGGAAAGGTCTTCGTCGGGCGTGTCCAGAGTGTAGGTGGGGGGTAATTCAGGCGTCTCGGCCTGCGGGTTGCTGTGCGGGGACATTGATGCACCTGGTATGGATGGAGCTGACTCCCCGAACTTCCGCGAGACGTTCGGCCCATACATGGGCGAGCATGTCGCAGACGGCGGGGGGGACGATCTGGGAGCGGAGGACGGGCTGTCCGTTCAGGACCGCCACGATCACGAGGATCGCAATCATCTGATCTCCTCCTTGAGGAACCAGCGGATCGCTTCGAACTCGGTTGCGAGCCTGTCGTCGTGCGAGTTGAGGAGGTTCTTCGCGGCCGTCATCGCATCCTGAAGATCGACCTTGAGGTGGTCGCACATGAGGGCCGCGAGAAGGACAGCGGCGTTGATCTGGACGCCCCGGTTATGCTCGAACGCCTGGAGCGTATCGAGAAGGTGGAAGGTGGCGAGCGCGGTCTCGACGCGGGGAGCGTTGACGATCTGCTCGTGGATGTAGTTCCGGTTCACTTGCGGGGCTCCTTGCGGGGCCTGCGCGGGCGGTGCTTGGGCCGGGAGGGCTGGCCGGGAAACAGGCTTTCGACGATCAGGGCGGCCATGGCGCGGCGCTGTCCCCGGTCGAGGCCGGCGCGGTCGAAGGTGTGCCCGTCCACGATCACTTCGTCATAGGCCGCGCCGATGCGGATGGTGATGCGCGGGGCCATCACTCGTCCTCCCCGACGATGACGACGCGCGAGGCATCGAAGCCGACCAGCGGCTGCCCGTTCTCCGGGTCATGCCAGTAAATGCGGCCCTGCGTCATGTCGGTTGCGGAGACCAGCCAAAGATCATCGCCGGTGTCCTTGTCACGGGCGATCAGGGGGAACTGCATGGGGAACTCCATGGTGAGTTTTCGGGGGCTGCTTTATTGCAGTGTAGGTGGGGGTTAATTGGCGGGGCCGGTGCAGTGACTGCACTAGCCCCGCATGCGGGTCAGTCCCGTTTACGGGATCATTTAGGCGAAGAAGAAGTCGGACTGCTCCACAAGGGAGATGTCCAGCGTCCCCTTCGGGGGCAGCTCGGGGAGCCGAGCAAACGCCTCGTCGGAGAGAAGCCCGGCGATGTCCACGCGGAACTCGGCGAGCGGGTCCGTTTCGGTGTAGAGCTGAACGAACGCCTTCCGCAGGCAGGCCCCCATCATCTCGACATCCGCCGCAACCGTCCCGTAGCTGTCGTGGACCAGGGCAAACGACGAGATGCCGTTGGCGACAGCGAGGTTGACGAAGAGCCGCATGGCGGTCGCGTCTTGGGAGTGGACCCAATTGGGCGCGATGCCCTGTTGCTGCCGCCGCTTGTCGAGGAGGTCGTTCTCCTGCCGGACGGTGAGCTTGACTACCCGGCCGCTGATGATGGTGTCGATGCGGCGCGGCCGGCTGTCGCGGTAGGTCTGCTGCACGAGGAACCCGTCAGGGGTCTCCCACATGACCGGCAGGCCCTCGGCGGCGGCGAGGCGGGCGCACTCCTTCAGCCAGTCCATCCCGACGCGGGCGGCCTTCACCACCTGCCCGATCGCCTGCCAGACCAGCGGCTGTAGCCACAGCGTGGCCTTGAAGACCCCGTCAGACTCCCCCTCGGCGAACAGGTTGCCCGCCCCGCCGGAGAGCTTGTCCCGCAGCGCCTCCTCCAGAAACTCCCGGCAGGAGAACTGCGTCGAGCCGTAGGGAAGAGTCATGACCGCCCGCTTGGTGATCTTCCGGTCCACCCCGAAGGCCAACCAGCGGGTCGCCATGGTCCTCGGGTCGATCCCCTGCTCCGACCAAAGCTTCGACAGGCGCGGTAGGTTGTCGATAGTCCCGGTTCCGGGTCCATCAGGACACAGGAATGCCCTGATGAGGTCCAAAGAGACCTCCGCGACGCGGCCATAGATGTCCTTCGGTTTGGGTGACGGGATGAGGTTGACCGCAGCGCCTCCGATGGGGTCTCTGAGGGCCGCGCTGTAGTGCTGGAGGCCGTTGCACGATCCGTCCAGCCCGATGGGCAGGGACGACACGAACGCCGCTCCCTCGCGCCTATAGCCGGCCCATTCAAAGCAGAAGGCGAGGAACTGCCACGGCTTGTCCGCGCGGGTCCAGAAGTCCAGCCCCGTGTCCCAGGGATCGGACGCGGAGGCGAGAACCGACGCCTCGTTGTCCTCGACCCACGAGATGCGCTCCTCCAACGAGACCTTGTCGAAGCCGAACGTGTTGGCCCCGTGAATGGCGAGCCACCCCGGCCCCGCGCCGTCCCCGATCGGCTTCCCCTCGGCAAACGTCAGGAGCCCCTTCGCGTAGTCGTGGCCCTGCGGATTGAGGAACATGGGGACCGCGTAGCAGCGGCCCCGGAAGTCGAGTTGGTGGGGGAAGTAGAAGCGCGGGTGCTCGGCGAACTGCTCGGCGATCTGGATGATCCGCCGAAGCTGTATGCGCTTGCTCTTGAGCTTGGAGTTGACGCCATAGACCAGACTGGCGGCCTTCTTCCACTCCTTCCGGGCGGCCTCGTTGGTGGCGATATCGGCGGGCTTGGGGGGCAGTTCCAAGGGCTCCCGAGAGGGAACCTTGGCCGACTCCGAGCCGCGCTCCCACGCCTCCTTGAGGGCCGCCAGAACGGGCCTGTTCACAGTCCATGCGGTGTCCTGCATGGCGTTGATGGCGCTGTAGACGCGGCTCATGTCTCGATTGGCCAACTCCTCCAGATAGTTGAGGTTCCGCGTCTTAACGAGATGCAGCCTCTGCACCAGCCCCGACCAGTAGCCCCCGTCGAAGGGCGTCGTCCAGGGTTTCGGCGGGATGATGGTTGGGATGAAGGCGGGCGCGAGGATTTCCATCCGCTCGTTGGCGTCGTCGATCCACGCCAGCGTGGCGGGGGTGGCGATCACCATGATCTGCGTGTCCTTCGGCCCCAGAGTCGTCCGCACGATCTCGACCAGCCCAGTGCGCTCGGCGAGCATTTCGATCAGCTTCGTGCCGACATGGACGCGGTCCACCGTGGGCCAGTCCTCGGCGATGCCGACGCGGCCGGTCATGACGCGGGCGACATTGCGCTTGTGGCGGGCTGTCGAGGCCGCGTCGATCTTGTCCATGGTGATCTTGAACTTGTCCGGGTGCTCGGCCTTGAACCGGCGAAGACGAAGCTCGTCCTGCATGGCCCCGGCGACCCGGATCGCGCAGCGCTGAAGGGTCTCGTTCTTGGTGATGCTGTCGAGCACGGTCTTCAGGACCAGAAACGCGACGACCTCAGTCTCCAACAGGACGACGTATTTCAGGGCGGTGTGCCTGCGGCCGGCCCCGCCGGAGACAGCCTCCTCGACGAACTGCTCGATCGCGGCCGTCATCGGCTCGACCAGACCCCGCAGAAGCCGCTTGCCATAGGCCGTCCCCGCCTCCTCGCCCCTCTCCTTGGCGCGGTTGATGGTCTTGTAGAAGTTGTCCCTCCCCACAGAGACCATCCTATCCTCCAGTTCATACTGTTGTTCTAAGGGGGATAGTGATGTGGTGCTGTTATTAGGGAAACACGACTGAGACATAATAACTGCTCCTTTGAGATGCCCTTTAGGGTGCGGGTGTAGGTGGGGGTTAATTGCTGACGCTTGGGCAGGTCACAGGGACCGCCCCGACGTGACGAGGAGGCTCTGACGCGCGCCCCGAGCCGCCGAGCGCCGTCACATCCCGTGACGAACCTTCGTCAAAGTTCGTTCGTCACACGGAACTGTTGCAGTTACGGGATTGATTGTCAAATGAAAAACCCCAGCCAGAAAGGACTTTTCTGACAGGGGTTTACGGGACTATCCCGCGAGTGGGAACGGCACTAATCGCCTTTTAAGTCTCTTGCGTCTACCAGTTTCGCCACGTCCGCCTGGCGAAAGCGGTAGCGGGCGCGAGGCGCAGGCGCAAGCGGCTCAGCGTCGGCGGGCGGGCTTGTACCATTCGGTGCCGTCGGGATCGACATAGAGGCCGGGCGCGACGTCGGCGCCGATGCGCTGCTGCTCCATCGGCACGCGCACCGTGTCGTCGCGGTCGCCGCTGCGGGCGGGAGCGGCGCCGGAGGGTTCGGCGTGACGGCGTCCGCGCGAGACCGCGCCGACGACCGAGACGCGGCCGGCGACCCGGTCCTGCAGGGCGTCGATCGGGCGGCCGGCGAAGGCGATCCTGGCCCTGCCCTCGACCACCGGCAGCGCGCGCCGGCCTGCGCCCTCGCCGGTGACGCGCACGCCGGTGAAGCGCGGCACATAGCTCGCGCCGCCGCGCCCCAGCGCCTCCCAGCCGCCGGTCGAGACGATCTGCGCGCCGCAGCGCCGGTGGCTGCGTTCGCACAGCGCCCGGGAGGCGTAGCGCGGGGCGCGCTGCTCGTATTCGGCGCGCGCGTTGCGATAGGCGAAATCGCACTGCTCGGCGGAGAGCAGCCCGGCCGCGATGCATTCGTCACGGCGCTCATAGACCGCGCCGGCGTTCTGCGCCGCGAGATCGGCAGGCCCGACGAAGCACAGCGCCGGCGCGAGCGCGACGACCCGCAGGACCGGCAGCAGCGAGGCGATGGGGAGCGTGATCAT